GTAAGACCTCTACTTTTTCCCAAATATTATATACCTTAAGCGATCCCAAAAGGTCGCTTTTTTCTTGCTCAATCGTCTTTCTAACTTATAGACGTAGGCTTGCTGTGATGCTATGACCTCAAGTGAAGTGCTTACAAAGTGAGCTTGCTTTGCATTTGTTTTAAGTAACTTAATTGCATAAGGCTTAAGAAGTTCTATATCTTCTAATTTTTCAATAAATTTTATAGACTTTTGCACCTCAAACTCACCCTCAAGGCTGTAAGTAGATGTAAGAGCCTTGATTATATCCATCATTTGACTGGAAATAATTTTTCTTCAATCATCTTTACTATTGCGTCATCAACATCATTATCTGATTTTGAGGCTAAATCTTTGAGTAAATTCAAAGCCGCTTTGCGTAAACTTTCACTCTTGCCAAACCTGATGAATAGGTTAATTAGAAATTTAGACATGATTTGTTTGTTTTTCCAAACATAGCTAAAATGCCAGTATTAAACAAGAAACCTTAATCTTATGGAAGAAGAAGAAAAGGATAGTCGAGATTATGTTGGACATTTTGTTCGCATTATTATTCTTGGGTGGAGCTTATCAGTGATGACTCTTGGATACATGGAAAGAATAAGGCTAGACACTTTCGCGGCTGGCCTTGTGGGGAACATAGCTAGCAGTTATGGCGTGTCTGTGAAAGGTAAGAATGGCAACCAAAAAAAACCAGTTATAGTGGATAATAAGAATACTAAAGTTGGTATCAAATGAAAAAGCTCTTATTACTGGCTGCACTCTGTATTCCATCAGCTGCATACTGTGACATTCAGAGTACTATCACGTCATCAGTCAAACTGGAATCCTTATCGGCGGCAACTTCTGCCGATAAACTGGGATCTAGTTACAGCATAAGCGGTACAAATATCACAACTACAAGTGGTGACGCTGCAAGTGTGGGTGGCTTTGGATCTGTTACGAATGGAGTTCCCGCAGTAACCATGCCAAGTGCAACACAAACCACTGCTGGTGAAACCTTCAGCTTTACTCAGTCATACCTCGAGGGTGATGCTACTGCTGGATCAGCACCAACTGTCGGAACAGTAGGAAACTTCAGTGATTTGACCTCAACTGCCGCTGGTTCAGTAGGCACAGCAGCCGTCACTTTAGATCATCACACAATGTCCTTAACAGGTGGAACAGGAACAGGGGTTGTTTTGACTGGTCAATTCGTTACAGACTTAACTGTTGATTAATGTGGAAATATCTGCCGTTTATATTTTTTATTAGTCCAACTTATGCAGTGCCTGTCGTGCCAAATTTTACAAGTGCGACAAGTACATCCCGAAGCGTCACCACAAATAATTTGACAGAAAATATCCGAGAAGTTCGCTACAATTCTGGTTATACCTACAGTGTCACTGGTTCTGGTATTTCATGCGGAAATTGCGACACAATTTCTATGCCTAATGCAACTGTCACTGAAACCATAAATGGAACTACCTACGAATGGACAGGCTTGAATATGGATCAAAAACCAAACTGGCAGCAAACCTCGCAAAGCTTTCAGTTTTCAGAGTTTTACAAAGGCCCTTCATTGGAATCAATAATCGACATAACAAGAACAGTTCAGTCAGAAATAGTCACAGACACTACTATTATATTTTCCAACTAATAACCCTTTTTTCTTGTTTACCTAGTTACGCCAACACTTCGACAATAGCGAATCCTCAGTCCAATACATCATCTTCAGTATCAAACTTTGCCACTCAAGTGCTGACAGGCCCTATGACAGAGAACAGTTATGGTAATGGTATTCAATGTTCTGGAGCTACACTTTCGGTCAGCCCATTTGCTACAACATCAGTTTCAGTAAAGCGTCCTCAAGACTACATTTTCCATACACCAGTCTATAACGAAGCAACAGATGATGACGGCAACCTTACAAATGCGGGTGAGATTCTCTATTTCAGAGAAAATTACAGCGGTAATAAAGATGCCACTTCTTTTAATTTTGGTATAGCAGCCACAATATCTGTCCCACTTGATAGACGTTTTCAAAATGCTTGCCTCAAAAGTGCAACTACTCAGGAAAAGATCATGCGGCAACAATTATCGACAGCCAGATTAAACTACGAATTAGCAAGACTTAAAAATTGTCATGAGCTTAGAGTAAGTGGTGCTGAGTATTCAAAAGATAGTGACTACTATGGACTTTGCTCAGACATCATAAGTACACCGCCAAAAAATCAAGTTATCCCTCATACACATAAAATTGAGCTAAATAAGTGATTTTGCTCCACTCAGAATGGCCTACAAAGGGCCTTTGGATCTCTTTGCTTATGTTTGTACCTTTGATTTATCCTTAGATTTGGACAGACGCTTAATAGCAGTCTTGATGAGGTTGGTGAGCAGCTTTAAGATGATAGGACTTGCACCCGCAGTAACAGCAATAATTGAAGTGCTGACAAGAACAGGAGAGCTAGGTATCCATTTCTCAACAAAGGTTGAATCTCTGAAGATTTCATAGCATTTACCATTTTTTACTACATGAGAGACAACGACCTGTAACTTAAGGTCATTAGGGTAGCTTCCTACTGGAATATTATCTTCGGACGGACATTTTATAAAGAACTCTTTATCTTTTTTGACTTTGGGTTTATACTCTGGCGGCTGTGGTATATCTGGTTGCGGTTGTTCTGGTTGTTTTACTGGATCTGTTGGGATAAATTTGTCTGGTAAATACTCAAGAGCCTCGAATGTCGGATAACTTACAACAGGATAATCAAGCTTTGGTTTATCAATAATATCTAAAGTTGTTGGATATTGCTCCCATGTTTTTGTCTTTGGAATATATATTTCTTTTATCTGAATAATTGGTATATCAATTCTTGGTATTTCCATTAACCAAAAAATATTAATCTGTAAATTTCATTTCTTTTTTAAATATTTCTGGTATTTGTTCAGATGGCCCTGTAAAATCTGGGATCTTATCTGCCATCACATCTGGTAATTTATCTTCCAGACTGCCCATTATTTTGTTCTTCAATGTCCTCTCAAATTCTGGGCTTTGCATATAGCGTATTGCTACAAATCCAAAAGCTGCCATTGAAATTGACATTAAAAATGACAAGATAGAAATAATTTTTATAATACGGTCTAGCATTTTATGTTAAGAGAAATACTGATTAAGTTGGCTGCCCCTTTGACTTTGATGACTTTGGCTCTAGTTTTGGGTCTAGCTCCACTGTACCTGTTGGCTGGTTTGATGACTCGTTCTTTTTCAACAACATCTCCCCAAACTGAATACCGCCTTCGATCATTGAAATAAATTTTGATTCTTGTTCTAAGACAACTTGTGCTTGATTAAGTCTTTCTTTATGTGTTTTAAGTTCTTCTTGCCACTCAAGAATTTGTTTTTCTGTGATACTTTTCATTGTTTTTATCTAAATATATCTTAAGAGGGTTTTGTTGGCCATGTTGGGTTGAAAGGATCAGTTGTATTTGAGGGTAAATCTCTTAATGCCTGTCTATAAGTTTTCCAATCCTCTGATTCTGCAACACCTGTTTCGTTAGCTTTGGTTACAACCCAATCAGTTTCAGCTAATTTTTTATCTCTGTTATAACGTAATTGTTCAAAACCTAAAATATTTTTTATTGCTGGTTTTTCAGCTTCTAAATCTGCTTGTACTGGAGCCTCACCTTCATCTTCCCATATAAGCCTTTCTGCCCCTGTAAGTGGATCTCCTTCACCATAATTACCCTCTGAATCAGCATATTCAATAGCCCAGCCTTTACCCATATACTTATAACGCATCACTTCATAGAGTGATAAAGTGCCGTCTTGTCTTAATCTAATTGATTTCATTTTATGCTCTATAAGTCAAACAAGTTGAAAATAAAAGGTCTTTTTGCTGTCTGTTATTAATAACTACTGCGCCTAGTGATTCTCTTGCCTGTAATCTAACTTGATAAGTTCCGTTACCTACATCAAAAGCTTGAAAGTCTGTTATATCACCGCCATCAAAATCTTGGTAGCCTTGATGACCTTTTGCCTCAGTAGGATTTGATGAAGCACTACCTGTTAATCTAATTCTAAAAGCAACTTGACCTAAATTAAGTTCTTCTAAACCACCACAAAAACCAAAAGCAAGAATTATACCTCTATAGCCAGATGGCACAACATGATTACCTGATGTTATGTGGTCAACAAAACTGCCAGTCAAATGCCGATCTGTTGTGGTATGAACTCTGCTTGTCGAAACAACATCATTTACACCAGTAAGACCAGTACTAGAACCATGAAAAGCCATTAGTTTACCTCCGTTAAATTAAATTTGTATTTTTTACCTGTTCGCTTGTTAATCAAGAATAAGTCATGGTGTCCTTCCTGTATAGTATAACTACCCCAAGTTGCGTCAACATCATTTTTACTACCCTCATTAGATAAACTTAGGTCATTAGTAAAAACGTTTGCCCAGCGTACAGATGATGTTCCTAAATTATAAGTGTTATTAGTTGATGGTCTTAAATGTCCACTGCCGTCTATTAACGCTCTATCTGTACCACCTTCTCTAAAGTAAATACCAGCACTACCTCCCACAATATACAAGGCATTTGAATGATGTTGAATTTTTGTATGATTACCTGACCAAGTACCACTTGCAAAAGAAATATCACTATTAGCAGTTATTGAAACTGCCCCACCACCCCCAGAAAAAGAACAGTCAGAAGAAAAAGTAATAGCTCCAGAACAAGTATCTGAAGTATCTGATCTTAGAAAACTAGAGGCTTGAATACCATCTACAGTGTCGCTATCCAGCCCAGAACCAGAGCCGTCATTAGCTGCATGCCAAACAGTATAATAGCTTGCATCAAGACGATATTGCAGACCATTAGAACCACTTCCTATTCTTAGTCCTTCATTTGTTTCTTGATTTATAAGATCAAAAAAACCATTAGAGTTCCATTGAATATATGCCTTATTTGTAGTTCCTTCTTTAAATCTTATGAAAGGGCTACTTGCACCTTGTAATACTATTTTTTCAGCTGTACTTGAGTTAAATGTATAAGTAGCACCTGTTAAAGTATCACTTGCATCTGACCGCACAAATTGACTTGAATCAATACCATCTAGGGTTGCTGCATTACCGCCATCAGCAGATGTTATATACCCTGCTCCGTTTGTTATTGCGTTATTGTTAAGAGAAATGTTTGCTGATCCATCAAAAGAAACTCCAGCTATGGTTCGTGCAGTGGCAAGTTTTGTGGCTGTCGCAGCGTTTCCAGTCGTGTTTTGGTTAAGTGTTCCAACTGTAAAGTCTAAAGTTCCATCTGAATCTTGGTAGGTAACTGTTATTCCTGACTCTGTATTTCCAGTAACCATACCTCCGACAATATCTTGGACTTCTTCGTTAGTAAGAGTTGCAGTAATAAACCCAGCACCATTCGTTAGCTGATTAGTGTTAGTGACATTAGTTGCACCAGACGCAATGCCATTTAATTTTGACAATCGAGCATCAGTAAAAGCGTTTGTATTGCTATTTGATTCATATGCAGTTTTAATTTCTGAGGCACTTTGGTCAGCTGTAGCTCCATTTTCTACGTTTATCATGGTTCTGACATTTGCAGCCGTTAATTGTTCTACAGTTCCAGAACCAGAATCGTCTCTACCTAAGATCCTTGCTGTATCAATATTTTGCATTTTTGCAAAAGTTATAGCATCATCTTGAACAGCATTTGTATCAACAGAATCATCCGCTAATTCAGAAGTTCCTATTGCATTCGCAGCGATTTGACTAGCAGTTAGTGTATTGTTTTGTAATCTGTCAGCTTGTATAGCTCCTTGTGCAATCATTCCATTATTAATTTGTACTTCTTCAATAGCACCGCTATTACTTGCTCGGCCTAGCACTCGATCACCTGTTGTTATATCTTGCATTTTTGCAAAAGTAACAGCATCATTATCTATCGTAAAAGTTGCACCGCTATTACTGACAGTAATATCTCCTTTATCTCCATCAGGTACACCAGAAGCACCTATTTGTGCAACTGAGCCGTCATCTTTTTTTGTAAATAATGCAGCGTTATCAGTTCTTAATGCAACTTCTCCGACAACTAAATCACTAGCACTTGGGTCACTTCCAGAGGCATTTTTAAGTTTGATTGTATTAGCCATTGTGTCACCTCCTTAAAAATTAATTTTAATAAGTTCCACCATTAATATCAAAACCAGATGTAGCTCCGTCCTCAAGAAATGTCACAAGGTCTGAGAGAGCCACTTGCTTCATTACGGAATTATCGTTGATTACCATGCGATCCGCTGTTGCTAAAGTCGTTGATGTTGCAGATGTACCGCCGTCCATGACGTTCAATTCGCTGGTCGTTACGGTTGCGCCATCAAGAATCGCCACTTCAGTAGAGGTCAAAGCTGCCAAAGCTGAAGCTGCACCAGATTGACAGCCAGACAAAGTATCTAAATCAGCGTCATGGGCTTGAACGTCTGAGCCTATGGCTAAACCGAGCGCACTGCGACTAGCAGAGGCTGAAGTTGATCCTGTACCCCCATCAGATATGGCTAGTGTTCCAGTAATCGAACTTGCTGAAAGATCAACAGCTATTTCAGTTGACTCAATAACCAAACCACCATTTGACTTAAGATCAACGGATAAAGTGTTTGCTGACTTATCTAGTCCGTCCCCTGCCGTAATTTGGCCCGCACCTGAGAATTGTGAAAATGCAAGATTATTAGTACCAACTACCGCTGATCCTTTGTTAGATGTACAAACAAAACCATTGTCAGCATTAACAGTACCTTGTTCAACAAAAGTGAACATACCAGCCGCATCAGCCCCAGCAGCTAAGTCA